ATGATGCGTGTCGAAGTCACGATAGATAAGCTGAACACGAAGAGTTTTCCAGACGGCTACACTGATGCTCTTACCAAAGAGTTGACGAACCGCCTCAGTGATAAATTCAATAACTTTGTCGTGAAGGTGAGATTTGCAGGTGCCAACGGGTTAACCGTTCTTGGTGGGATGCCTGACGACAAAGAAGTGATTCAGGAGATTTTGCAGGAAACGTGGGAAAGTGCTGATGATTGGTTTCAGGCTTAACCCCTCATACAACGCCGGTTAACTACCGGCTACTCCCTCCCTGATATATCCCCAGTATTTGTGTTACAACTTATTCGATCTATGATGCTTAAGAAACATTAAAGGCTTAGAGATTGGTATTTCCGATTACTCAGCTAACCCACGGCTAACCAACTGATATCCCCATATCTCAAGGAGGAGTAATGAAAGAGTATGTAATCCCTACAGTCTTAGTCGCTGTGAGCGTAGTCAGCCTTTCGCTTGTAGCGGTGAGTATGCTCGATCTGCTAGGCGATGGGCTGAACATTAGCGGCGTGTGTATTGATAATCTTCATATTTACCGGAAGCACTGCTAGCCCATAGAGGGGTGGGTAAATAGAGGAATGGCAGGTAGGCACTAAAGCGTTAGCCAATATCTTACATTGAAGTGAGTGCACGTAGGAGTTGTAAACTTTAATCGATTGAAAAATATGAATTAAATTAAAAATCGGTGTAATTTCTTTATAGAAATCCAAAAATACAGTTAAAGCCCCTCTCTTTTGCGCCGATTTACTATAAATAAAGAGTTTATAAAAGATAAATATTGAATTTTATTTCTCACCAAGGGTTACAAGTCCGGGCTAACGCCCATTTGAAAGTGGTTGGAGAATAAGAAGATGTTTGAAGAAAGGAAGCAATTATACCGAGATTTGGAACAAAATCGTGAATCTAAAGTCCTAGTATATGTAACAGGTGATCGTCCTGGCCATGAGACCCAAATTTCTGCTGAAGCATTTGACCTTTTTGTAAACCAGCTTGATCTTATCGGTGATGTGCCTAAAATAACGCTCTTTATTTATACGCGCGGTGGAGATACACTTGCTGCGTGGAGTTTGATCAATCTGATTAGAATGTTTTGTAAAGAGTTGGAAGTAATTATACCTTCCAAATGCCATAGCTCAGGGACGCTTATGTCACTCGGGGCTAACAGAATTGTTATGACTAAACAGGCAACGCTCGGACCAATCGACCCAAGCTTGAATGGTCCATTGAATCCTCAAGTTATGATTAACAATCAACCACAGTCATATTCTGTAAGTGTGGAAGATGTTAAGGGCTATATCTCTGTTGCGAAGAAAGAGTTCGGAATTACCGATGACTCTGGTTTAGCACAGATTCTCCTTGCCTTGAGTGAAAAAGTACACCCGTTGGTTTTAGGTAATGTGTATAGAGCACAGTCTCAAATTCAAATGCTTGCTAGGAAATTACTCACTAATCAGATAGATGATCCTGAAAGTGCAGAGAAGGTCATCAGCTTTTTATGTAGTGAATCCGGCAGTCATGACTATACTATAAATAGATCAGAGGCGATGAACGATCTGGGTTTAAAAATAGAAACTCCAGACGAAAAACTTTATGAGCTAATTAAAAGTATTTATAGTGATATCAAGGACGAGCTTCAGCTATCTGAACCTTTTGACCCTAGCAAAATTTTAGGAACTAGCGATCAGGCCGCATATGAATCAGTAAGATGCCTGATTGAATCTCCTGAAACATTCTCCTATCAATACCGGACTAATGGATTACTGCATAAGCAGCAAATTGCACCTAACATCCATCAGTTCGTAGCTAACAACATCATCATTAACGAAGGATGGAAACGTTATGACTAATAATAATATGTCCACTAGTTCATACATAAACTACAACAAGCCAAGCTCAACCTCAGCCCCTAAGCAGCTTAATAATGTAGTCTTTTCAAACAAAAACCAAAATCAAGTTCTAATTGGCTTTAGTAACCAAAATGGTTTATTTGGCTACACTAAGAATTGATCTGAAATTTTTCCCCCACTAACCCGGCCCCGCTGCCGGGTTTTTTGTGCCTGTAACTTGCTATGTTGCAAAATACGATAATAATTGAATTACCAACACCAGGGATTACAAATACATAATCGAATTACCATCTTTGCCCACTGCCTCGCGTGGGCTTTTTTGCGCCTAGAATAGACCGGGCAATTAAGCCCGGACTGTGCTTATTCCTCAGTTAGTGGTAACTCTGTTTCTTCCCTTTCTGGCATCTGAACACGCAGATCAACAAAACGCCCTAACGGGATATCAATAGGCTGGCCATCTTCATAACCTTTGATGTTATTCTGCGCAAATTGTGGGGAGGCTGGATGTGTACGATGATAGGTCTTAATAATTAAGTCACCATCTTCTTCGAGGGAATAATCAACCCAGATAAGCGGCTGCTTATTTTTGTCTGTCGGAATCTCAATCCCCCCATCTACCCCACCCCATGCATCATCTGAGTTAAATCCCAGCACTCCAGATATTTTATAGACCCCTTCGCTGATGCGTTCAGAAGCAGCACCGTCAGACTCATGATTTGTTTCAGAACTCCCATCACCGTACAGCTTCACAACTGGTGAGGCTTTTTTCAGGAAACCATTGGAATCAACGGTAGTGTTATTCGTGTGGTAGAGCATAACGGCGGGGCTTAATGCAGTGTCGTGAATTGTGCGAACATAACATTGCGGTGCACCCGATCCAACATTATAACTTTGTATAGCGATAATAGATTTTCTAGACCCCGCTACAACTTGACCGTTTCCTACCCCGAACGAAATGACATTCCAATGCGCGGGCAAATTGCCACTAGTGTCTGTAGGGGTAGTCCCACCCCAATTAGTAGCGGTGACGAAACCCATTGTGCCATTTGGGTGTAGGAACGCATTGTTGACCGACTGATAATTTACCGCTTGTCCCCCGATGCCATTTGAGCCTGTCGTCATAGCGCGGCCTGCTGTCTGGTCTGCGCTATTTGCAACAACATCAGCTACCGCAGCAGAACCCAGCCCTAAGGCGGTTCGAGCCAACGGCACAGTAGTAGCCCCTGTCCCGCCCTGCGCAATAGTTATAGCCTTGGTTAATGCGTTAAGCGCTGTAATATCAGCATTAACCCCCTTTGCAGCCTTGTTCTCTATATTGATGTTCATTTGATTAAATGACGGCATTACAACGTTTGTTCCGTCAGGGGCAATTATTGTGACATTACCAGTCCCAGTAGTAATATGATTCCAGTCACTCAATAACTTTTCATACACGGCTAAATTAGCCGACGTTTGTCTGGCGAGTGCTGAATATGAATTAGCAACTGTTGTTGAGATTGCATACTCTGAATTATTGACTGTTGCTGTCGCGTTCGTTGCAATTCTTATTTTAGTGTCACTGTCTACAGCTAAAATTTCATATTGCAATACCGGCCCACCTCCGGGGATTGATAATGTTTGTCCCGGAGCAATACCAAATACATTATTGGCCCATAACGTTCCGACACCTGTAATAACATTACTTCCAGCCACGGACGAAGCCCGACCTGTTCTATACCAAGCCATAATTTATTCTCGCTATTATTTACGCTATAAAGGATTAGTAATTAAATTTATTATTTACGTAGCTACGTTATTAGGGCCAACACGAACACCGCCGCTCCCTTTTTTACACACTAATACTGTTGCATTAAATGTGGGAGGGACATTAGAGCTTCCCCCACCAAAGTTGTTATATTTAATACTCAGTACGTCACGACCACCTATAGAAGTCGCAGGGATATTAAAAGAAACGCCACCAACGGTAGATGCAGGAGTTGAAGCACCTCCGGTTACAAAGTTAAGAACAGCGACACCATTTATAAGAACACCCAAATCATTACCAGAGTAAATATTACCCCATGTCACATCTCCGTTAATGATTAATGTTCTATCAAAATCCGCAGAATCAAAGGAAAAAACGCTCCATAACACACCACTTGGTACTCGTTCCGTTACTGTTCCTGTTACTAATCCTGTCGAGGTTATATATCCTTTTAAATGGGTTCCCTGAACAACATCGCCAATAATTTTTCGGGCATAAACAGTGCCACCAAAATAACCATCATTACTCTCAATCGTACCGCTGAATTTGCCTGCCGTTGCATATACAGTTCCCCGAATAGTGACATTATTAAATTCAGCATTGCCGTTTTTAAAATCTAACTTTAGACCAGACAGTCCTTGAGCGTAATTATCTGATTCAAGGGTATCTGTTATTTTTCCTCGCCCAATTGATGCCTTTGCAATAAATGCATCATTCATAAACACTTGACCATTTACCACTGCAAAAGGCGAAAATACATTACCAGTTGAACCGGAGAGTAATATAAATTGGTCAGCATTAAACCCGATTGAGGATTTAGCCACCCCATTAATAAACTCCGCACCAATTACCATACCCGCACTGACAAACTGACCTTTATAGTTTAATCCAGCGCGTAAACTGTAGGTCGCACTTGCGCCATCGGCATCAACAACCGCCGTCATTTTCTGATCAATAGCCGCAGTCTGTTCTTCAAATGTGGCAGTGACTAATAACTGGTATTCAGCAAATGCGCGTGCGTCATTGGCCTGCGTTGTCCAGAGTTCAAGAATCTCCGCCTTATTCTCACCATAGTGTTCCCATTGCTGGCGGATACTGGCGTTATTCGCGTTAGCAGTTTCAAGAATGGCCTCAGCATTCATAAAGTCATCGTTAAGCAGCTGCTGGCCAGCCACTGAGTTCTTTATAAAATCATCGCCAATCGCTTCGAGAATAGCGCTCGTGTCGGTGCTCGACATACCACGAACCCAATCAATCCACGGCGACTGATTACCGGATTTATCCACAATCCGCGCACGAAACCAAAACACTTGCCCCGCCCTTAAGCCCTGCATCGTGTAGTTCCGTTGCGGATGCGGCACATCACTCAGCAGCATCGCATCAGTACCATCAGCGGATAGGCTATATTCAATCTCTGTTTTTAACGCATCTTCAGCCCCTTCCGGATAACCCCAGCTCAAGGTAATACCAAAGAGAATGCCGGTCGCCGCAAAGCCAGCAGGCATGGGAGGATTCCCCTCTTTACCGTTTAAGGCTGTTTCAGTGGCGTTGGCCCATATACTGGATATTTCAGCGGCATTAATGGCGCGAACCCTGCACTGATAACGCCCAGCGTAAATACCCGTCACATCAAAGCTGCGTGTAGACGTGCGCGGGGCAGCGATCCAATTACCGTTATCGCGCCGCCACTCTGCCTCGTAAGCAATTGCACTTTCGGCAGCATCCCATTCGACATGTAGCGTAGTAACAGCAAGCCCCTGAGCAATCGCAGAGAAACTGGTTATCTCGATGTTTTTTGGTGGGGGTTGGACGCCAGGCGGAATAACACTGATCGGGCGATCTTCAATAATTGCGCCGCTTTCAATCTTGGCCCATTTATTTTCATCATATTCAATAGCATTAATTTCATAGGCTATTTCTTTATCGCTTGATGCGTCTTTAATGCCGACCACACGATAAAGCTGTACAGCCAGATCATCGGCGTCAACACTCCAGACGCATTCGGCAGCAGGTAACTCACTATAAGCCACGCTAACAGTGACCACTCTATCATTAACCGATTGCACCGTTCTGGCTTGCGCCACCCCACTCGGAAGGTTAACAATAAGACGATCCCCAGCCTTAGCGTCAGGTTTGCGGTCAAGAGTAACATTGCGACCGACGGCGCTACTTATGCGCCCTCCAAGCACCCGCCCAGCCAATAGCTGATCGGCAACCCCAACAACCCAACCTGGCAAGGGAATGCGACCCTCAAGCCCCACTGTGAACGAAACCGCCCTATCCTTTTCATTGGTATAGAGAACCCACTTACCTCGGCGAATGGCTTCGCTTCGACGTGTGCAACCTATGGCTGTTATATCTGCGTTTAAAGTACCGTATCGCCTAACCAGAGACCGAGCGACGACAGGTTCAATATCATCCTGATAACGGTTGTCAGGGTTTGAGTATGACACCATAGCTTGGCTGTAATGGGTTCGCTCACTGGCAGAGCTATACTGAAAACCATCTTTCACATTAGCGCGAGAGTAAACCATATCAACTGGACGGCTCATATCGGCCAGCGCTCTGATTTCGCCGCCAGCCCAATAGAACATGCCAGAAAATATACTAATGATGTCACTCAGAACGTTAATTGCATCTTCTTGCCCTTGGATATAAACATCACATAAGTGGCGAGGCTCGGTACCGCCGCGACCGTCAGGGACAAGCTGATCACAATATTTTGCTATCTCGTACAGTTCCCATTTTGAAGTGGAAAGATTGTTGGCCTTTATCCATTGCCCTAATCCGTATTCCTCATTAATGCAAAGGTCATAAAAAATCCAAGCTGGGTTATTGGTCCATGCCCATTTAAATGTGCCATCCCAAACGCCGGAATAAGTTCTGTTAATAGGATCATAATTTGATGGAACTCGAATTATGTCCATCTTCGGCTTGCACGTTATTGTCGGGATGTTCTGGAACTGTTTTGCATCAAACTGGATATACAACAACGCCAGATTCGGGTAGCGCAATTTTGCATCAACAATTTCGACGATGGCATCAACCAACATCCGATCGGCAACCCGGGCTGTATTTGTCGTATTTGGTGTTATCCTCCGGACACGAAGCTGCCAACCCTCTGTTGAAGTAGGTAAATCAATACGGTGAGAGCGTGGGTACCCCGTTGTTGATTTACCATCAACAGCAGACCGCAAAACCTCATTGTAAGCCCCACCACCGGTTGCTAAATCAATCGCATACTCAACTCGGTATCCAACAATATCGCCATTATCCAATTGTTGTTGCAATGCTGGCCATGACAGGCGAACACGCACGGCAGAGAGGTCAGTATTGGTGATTGCCTTAACCCAAGGAGTTTCATATTTCAGCTCAATACCGACAGCGATATCATTTTGAACATCTGGCATTCCCTGAATATAAGTTTGATGCTGAGTCCCAGGGCGAAACTCCCACTGCACACCAGGGAAGTTGACGCTACCATCAGCATTACCAATGGGAGTGCCATCAAGAAAAATTCGGGTATTATCAAGCCCACCAACCCACTCACCATGGCCCAATACCAGCAACATTTTTGCAAAAGAAGTAGCGATTAATGAATCTGGTGATTCAACCGGAGTGTGGCTGTCTGAACTACCCGCCTTTTTACCCACAATTGCCGACATACTTTTCTCCAGGCGAAAAAAAACCGCCCGGAGGCGGTTCAATATTAAAGTTAGTAGTTACATTTGATCTTCGGTATAGATACCGGCTGAAATGATGGCACCGCCGATAATTCGCTCGCCGTAACCAATCGGAATCGGGTTTCCTTGCGCCACTGTGTTCACAGGCCCACCAAATGCATAGCTTGGGGTGTTCTCTGCTGATTGTCGAGTTGCCAGCCCGCCCTGTTGCGGTGATAACATTTGCACAACCCCGCCAAGCGCCATTGATGCACCAGCCATTAACATACCTTTGGCAAATCCAGCAGACATTAAAGCCGCCGTTGGGTTCCAAAAGGTTGCAGCAATGAGTACTGCACCCAATATCGTTTGAAACAGTCCAGCCTTCTTGCTACCGATATAAACAGGCACTATTCGGATGGGGGCATTCCCACCAAGGGATAATTCATTTTCATCAATATTGCGCTTGCCATTAAAAACAGCAAATGTAAGCCCTCTTGATTCACTGTCTAATAGGAATTGCTTAAAACCTTTAATTTGTAACCTTAAGGCTTGTATTGCCTCTGCTGGGCTTGATACCTCCCAGTTATACTCCCGACCAAACTTTTTGCCTAAAATCCCACTTAATTCTATTTTTCTACGCATTTTCATGCCCCATAAAACAGAAAACCCGCGAATGCGGGCTTTAGTGTTAAATACTTACTATTAATTTTCAGTATATTCTATATAAACGCTGCCCTTATCTCTATTTTCGCCATAAGTATTTCCTTGGTTAGCCATCCCAAGATATAATTTTATATTATAATCTTTGGTTGCGAAGTTGGACGTCCAAGAACCGCAATTTATATTTATAATGCATGGGTAGAAATTAAATCTATCACTAGACACATATTCACTTGTATTTACTGGCTCCCCATATTTTTCAATCAATTCTTTTTTTAATGATTCATATTTAGATATACCATTAGACTTGTCACCCTGAATGTCATAAGTGTTAAATACTATCTTATTTAATCTTTTATTCTTAAAGTAATGTCGATAGAAACCATCCTTAAAACCACCTTCAGGAACTGTTGATGTAAATGAGACAATAATTCCATTTTTCTCTTCTGACTCAGAATATATGGCAGCACCTTTAGACTGTACTGAATAGGGTGTAATGCCCCATTTATACCCAAATGGAGCATCCTTGTCTTCGTTACATCCAACAACACCAAAAATGAATAATAAAAGAATAAAAAAACGCATATAAAGGTCTCCAATGACAATCTATCCCAACTTCCGATTAGCTCATTGTTAACAATCATACCATTAGTGACTTATGTCGCAACTTAACCGTAGTGCGATCTTGATAATACCCGCCATACGGCACCCGCTTGCTTAAGTGTCCATACATGTGATGGATCATCATGCCATCGCCAATATAGATTGCTGCATGGTTCGGGACTGGAGCGCTTACTTGCATAATAATAACATCACCAAGTAATAACTCGCCGCCAACCTCCACAAAACCCGCACTGTTGTAATTATCCATGTACAAATTTTCGGTACCGGATTCCCACCAGCACGGTGAGCGCTCAAAGTTGGGGAGATCAATATCTCGCTCCAACTTGAACCAGTCGCGAATAATACTGAAGCAGTCCCACACACCATGCACGAACGGACGTCCCTCGAGTGGACGCGGCCCTATAACCGGCTCAACTATTCGTAAATCACCTTCCGGCCAACTGACAATAACCCAGGGTAATTCGGACATGTCACACTGGGCATGATCAACATTGCTGGGCTGGGTTGTTGCATCAGGGTGACTATGAACAATATGGGTGATATTCCCCCAATCCTCGGCGGTGGCGTAGTCTTTCGGATGCAAAATGAAATTATCATTTGGCTCAGTGGCTTGATTGCGGCACGGAAAGTATTTTTCCGTTCGGCCATTGCGACAAATTAAACCACAAGCCTCGCGGGGGTAGTCTTTTTCAGCATGCGCAAAAATCGCTGAATGGGTTTTCTTCTGCATGCTTATCTCCTTAAGAGTGATGAACCTGGCTCGGCGCCATAAGGCAAAGGTTCAGCGCCATGGCGTAGTTTGCAGGCCCGAAGTGATCCACTGCATTCGTCACGACTCGGATCATCCGTTGGATTATCATCTTCATCAAAATATAGCGATCCAGCATAGTCGCAGCCTCGCCCCGTTCGATACCAACCGCGCATACAATGACGGCAAACGCTTCCTTGAATTTGCTCTCGGGGAATTTTAATCCCTTGTAAATTGTAAGGGCCGGATAAATCGAACTGGATACCATCAGGTCCCTCTCCAGATTTGCGGTCGATGAAGTAGACATAAAGGGTTTCATCATCGGGACTAGCTGACGGGTTGCCCTCTAAAAAATTTCGGGCATCAAGATAATGAGAAAAGGTTTTGTGTACCTTAATTTTGGCCTGTGCCAGATCTTGATATGCAAGGCACATCGCACTAATTGTGCCGTCGATATTTCCTACTTTGAGTGAAGGTCTGGGGGCCGTTCCGTCTCCAGAGATTTCTATTCCCGTCAACTCTACCGGCCAAGGTAGATACTCAACCCCTTGCCACCAGATAGATTTAACAGGAAGCTTGGTTATATCCCCATTTGCCGCTCGTAATTCTTGGGAGGTGTACGGTATTTTATGGTTATGAAAAAAGAGTTCAGGACCATTAAAGGCTGTGCAATCAACCGCATAAAGCCAAACCTCGTTGCCGGGGTCCAGCGTTTGATAATCGTGTTTTATACCCATATTAAACCTTACGGATGATAAGCAATTTCGAGGGGAACATTGAGCTGAAACATCGGTTTTCCGGCTGAGTTTTTACCTTTTGCTGTCGGGTCATATGCCTTGCAAACATAAAGGCCAAGCTCGCCCATGGGGTTAGTCCATTCAAAAGCGGTGTGTCCCTGATGTTCATCCAGAAAATCGAGGATTGGCTTGATGTAGTTCCAATCCCCAATAAACTGAAGTGTCCATTCCGTTGACTTGGTGTTTATCCCATCACCGGCGCGCTGGATATAGCCATCGCCAAACTGTATTTCCCTAGTTCGAAATTGAGTTTGAGCTGTAGCATCTACGCGAGGGCAAAATGTGAACGTTTTAATCACTATCTACCTCCTTGAATGGCATTTGTGATTGCACCACGCTGTCCAAGATCTTTCTCCAACAATTCACGATATTTGACTTCAACAAATCGCCCAATATCGCTGCCCCACTGCTCCATGCCTTGGCTGCTTTGTGTGGAGGTGTTGCCGTTGCCATCGATGGTGATATAAACCTGTGGCGCGGCTGAACCACCGGAAGAACTAATCGGCATATTGCTACTGACCGCCCTTACACCGAGCGAGCCATCAGCGGAACGAGTAAGCGGCATAATCGCCTCTGGCCCCGCTTCGCCCATGACGCCAGCCCCTTTTGCAAACGCAAAAAAGGTCGGTGAACTGACAACCTGACCGCTATAGGCGCTCAAGCTAGGTGAATCATAAACGCCGCCTTTGGCATTAAATGACAACCCGCTATAAGCGCCACCCGAGAATGCATTACTGGCAGACCCTGCCGCGCTGCTTGCGCCTCCCATAAATCCACCTAACAACCCACCAGAGACGCCCGTAATCGTCTGCATGATCGAACTAGTGACAAAGGCTTGCGCTCCCATATCAACAAGGTTTTTGATAATCGATTGAGACAATGACGCGAATAAATTCGACAACGCTTCTTTAGTTGTTTGAGTTTTATTCACTAAACCAGTCAGCATATTAGTGAGCCGGTCTTGTGAGTCCTGAAACAGATCAACGGCCATGCGTTGCAGGTCACCTTGTGAGGCGAATAATTGCAAAGATGCTTGATACTGCTGTTCGCGGGTTTCCGTCTCGGAAGCAAGAATAAGCTGATTTTTTCGCTGCTCAGTGATAACGCCTGCCGCCGCATAAGTCTCAATAAGCGCCTGACGCTTTGCCAGTTGGTTACTGAGGTTTTGCACCGGATCGACGTTACCGGCTAACTCATCATTGGCACTGACGGCGTAACGTTGGTTAGCGTCGGCCAGCGCCGTCAGATAGTCCGTGTGGATCTGTTGTTTACGGCGGGAAAGTTCCTCGGCGCTTTGTATCTCACCCCCGGCAATCTGCCGTTGTAGCTGCTCCTGTGCCTGACGTTGTGACTCAGCGGCGCTGCGGTAAGGGTCTGACGCAATCGCTGCATTATGATCTTCCCAGCGCTGCTTTGACTCTGCGAGGGTTTTATTCAGCCGTTCCAGTTCAGCGCGTTGGCCATCAGTATATTTCGCGCCGGTTTCAATTGATGCGGCAAATAATGACGCTGCAGCTTCACCTTGTTTGAGTCGAACTGACTCAACCTGAATTTCTTTATTCAGATTGGCAATGGCTTGTTCATAGGCTTTTGTTGCACTTTCAGCCGTTTTTGTTGCACTGGCCGCTTTGCTTTTAGCTTGTTCATCTGCCTTGTTCTGCTCAGACTGATCGTAGTTTCTGAGTTCGCCACTGACGAATTTAGATACCTCGGTCGGATCAGTAATTTTGAGCCGTTCAGCTTCTTGTCTGGCGATTTCTGTCGCTTGCGCCCTGCCCGACAACTTTAATATCGCTAGCTTATCATCCTGCACTTTTTGCGCGTTTTTAAGCTCTTCGCTGACAGGAAGAATGAGACTGGTTGAGTTAAAGGCGGTTTTGGCTTGGGTAGCGACATTGATAGAGTTGGAAAAGTGAGCCATTATTCCAGCGGCCACACCCAGCTCCAACTGCTCCACCTTGAGGATGCCGACACCCTGCTTAAGCGTATCATTTAACTGAGCACTCAGAACATTAGCCCCATTGACCGCGCGGCTTTTATTGTCCTGCGCATCCGTCAATTCTTTGAGTGCTATCGCCTGATTATTCAGAGAGATATTCAATTCTTCATTGGCTTGCTTCCCAATGGTTGAACCTTCCCCCCACAAATAAATTTGACGGCGATTTCTCTCAACGGCTTCTGTCGCTTTGTCGTAATTCTTTTGCGCATCAGCAACTACAGAAGAGAGCGCCGGTAATGAGTTATTCAGCTTGCCGATCTCTGCCGCTAACTGAACATTCCCCATTTCCCGCATTTTATCAATCAGTCCACCCACGCCCCCCGCTAACTCTGTCGCTGAACGTTTGGCTTGTTCTGATTTCTCATAGAAATAATAAACTGCGCCGGCTGCCAACATTGCGGCCCCAACGGGACCACCAATTAAGCCCAGCGCCTTATCGTAATCGCATAGTGGCTGCAAAACTGGATTCATTGCAGCGGAAAACAGGCAGCACCTGCGTAATTAAAGAATCAGCCAGCGGGGAGATTATCTCCATTGAATTAACGGCTGAGGTATTAACACGCGCATTAGAAATGTTTGAGCTGGTAATTATTGAATCATTAGGAAAGGCCAAGGCTCGTGAGTCGATTGTTGAAACCCATAAGGATTGCGTCAAAAAGTTTGGTGGACTTACCCAAAGCGGTCACGCCCTTGTTGATCGGTTAATTGATGGGTTTGTTACAGCATCTGACGAACCAGCCACCGGCGACATACGGGAAGTGAAATGAGCAATTACGCCCAAAGAGCCGAACAAGCAACCGAGCTTGAAGCTAAAGGGCTATATCGCCGTGCTGCATGTGCTTGGCGTGACGCATTACCTCACGCCCCATCAATAGAGGTTCAGGGAATATGTGCCAGCAATGCGCAGCGTTGCTCTGACCAGGCGAAATACAAAGGAAAACCAGAAGTATGACTAAAAAACGCAATAGCAAAACTCGTCAGGGCCTTTGTGGTGTGACCTTGGCGCAAGGACACCGACTAGACCGAGCGCCAGCAAGGGAATACGTCAACGTGCAGGAATCAGTAGCGAAATACCGAACAGACGACGGCGTAGTTGAAATGCCATTAAACCGAAGCATGCGCCGGTACGCAAAACACATTGGCATCAACATCAAAGAGGTGAAGTGAAATGACGAATAAAACTGAACTAGTAGTCAATGGTGCGCCAATGATGGGTACCAAAGAAATTGCAAAGATGACTGAAAAACGCCCAGCAGACGTGATCCGCGACGTGTGGGTGATGCTGGAATCTCTTTATGGTATCAGCAAAGATAACGCAAATTTGCGTAATTATAAAAATCAACAGGTTACGTTGGTTTCTGGCGTTATTGCCTGCATCGATAATCGTGGCTTTGTCTCTGAGTTCCTCCTCGATCGCCGACATTCGGAAATTTTGGTTTCTGGTTACGACGTTAAACGTCGCGCTGCAATCATTGATCGTTGGCACGCACTTGAAACGGGCGAATCCCAGCCTCTCCTCTCACCGCCAGCACCACAGGAAACCCACATGAATAATGACATTCTTTCTCTGGCGCGTGTTGTAGCTGAGGCAACCGCATCGGCAACCATGAAAGCGGTAATTGATATTGTTGGCATTCAGAAGTACCAACCCGTAGTTGAACCAGTTGTAGCTATCGCGCCACCAGCACCAGAAGCCTTGCAGGTCAGCCACCACACGCCAGATAGCGGACAATCTGAATATGCCCTTGTGTCTGATCTGTCGTGGGCTTGTGGGTTATCAGATGATGCCTGCCGCCGATTGACTACGTTCTCGAAGCTACCTACCCGCCTGACCAATGGTGAGCGAGGCCATTTACTGATTCACCGTGATTCGTTTATGTCGGCAGCTCAAACCTTGCTTGATGAGTCCACACCACCCACCGGCAAACTTAAGCGCTGGCAGCATCCAGAGTTCGGCGGCTTCACTTTACGTCTGAAATCCGAAAACCACACAGGGGAGACAAAATAATGTTTATTCCAACCGATATTCTTCGCGCCGCTCTGCTCTGTGTCGCTGGAGAGAGCGAAACCCGCGAATACCTGAAAGGGGTGTACATCACCCCAACCCATATCAAGGCTACTGATGGCCGTGCGCTGGTGATGATGGAGCATGGCTGTGAGGTCGGTAATGATATTGATGGCGTGTTTGTCTTTGATGGTGACATTCCTGACGAAGCCGCCGATGCCGAATTAACCGCGATTGTTGCTGACGGCAGCAACTGGTATGCAGTCCATTACGATGAAAACGAGAAGCCAATTTGTTCAAACATGCTGGAACTACTCGATTGCAAATACCCCGATTTTAGCAAGCTATTACCCGCTGAACTGGAACCATGCGAAGAATTTCCCATGTTCAATGCCCGACTACTGGCATTGCCTTACCTGATGTTTCGTCATGGTTTTGGCCCGGTGAAATTCAAGCCTTACGGGAAAGAAGCACCGTGCCAGTTACTGCTCGACCCAGCCACTAATCACCTGTACGGAAACCCATTTCTGGTAATTATGCCGCTACATTCAAACGCCTTTGAACTCTGCCAGGGGGTGCTGAATGAAGAAGGTATTTGA